AGTAAATGGCGGAACAATTGGTTTGCCTGATCGTATTAAACATTTTGTAGAATATTATAATTTATTAAAATAATGAGTGAGTTTCAATTAAAAGAAGGACAAGGATATATCTACGTTGGAGAATATTTTCATAAGTTTGGAAAAGATGTTCCATCTGAAAAGAAAATAGGTAAAACAGATGATTTAATGAGTATCCCTCAAATCGATGATTATGCTTTTAGTTTAGATTTTCATACACCAGATATTTACTTAGTAGATGATGTTGAGAAAATGTATAAAGCATTAACTCATATCTTAGATCATGACCAATTAAAAGAAGATTGGTTTGAAGATACTGATGGAGATTTGAAAGATAGAGTAGCTAAGTTTATGGCTGCTTTTGGTTATAGTGAGATTGCGGATGTAGATGGAGATGGTATTCCTGACCATCTAGATGACGTTATTGGTTGAGTTTGACAACTGACGTGACCCGAATAGGGTAGTTTAATATAGGGCCTATATCAAAAGTATAGGCCACCTATATGTATGTGGGATGAATATTAATAAAATATTCGATTTATTTGAATCTGGTTCTGATGATAAATTAGAAAAGGATACTATCTATATTGATATTAAAAATACTCCTATTTATTGGATAGGAATGTTTAAAAAACTAATCCAAAATAATCAAATATTTACTTCCCAAATAGTAGGTTTTTTTGATAAAATGAGTCCTGAGTTAGATATGAGTGATGTAAAAGAAACAGGAGATAGACTTGCTTATGAGAGAGCTTGGTATTATATTTCCAAAATTGATATTACTGATAAAATGCATCAAGACTCTATTAGTTTAAACATAGATAAAAACCTACATAAAGCCTTAGAACAAGCTATTTTATTCTTTCAGGAGTATGAAGAGTATGAAAGATGTGCGTTTATAAAGAAAATACATGACTTTATAAAAACTCTTTAACCTAAGTTTGGCTCACAAATTTCTTTTTGTTACATTATATCTACAGGGTTAAGGAAAGAATATGAAAAACAGAGATATAATAATGAGACGATTGGAGAAAATGGAGGGTAATATTGAGAAAATGTACTTCATTCTACAACGTCAAGGTTCTAGAGAACATTTTGAAGAAAATTTACAAGAATTAAGGGAATTGGTTTCCGAAACTAAAATGTTTATAGATCAAGAACCATTAAGTTCAAACGAAATTAATCCATTTTAATATATGAATCTTACTGCTGAACAAATCCAACAAAATTGGTTACGTTTATTAGGTTTTATTGAGGATCATATTTCTGAGCCTCGTAAAACTAAATTAATTGAATTTTATGAAAAGTATTCTGAGCGTCTAATGTTGATGCCTGCTGCTCATAAAAAAGAATATCATAATGCTTTCCCTGGAGGATATGTTGAGCATGTTAATAGAGTTATTACTTGTGCTCTTCATCTTCATGAATTATGGGCTCAAATGGGAGCTGATATCACTACTTATACTAAAGAAGAACTTGTATTTTCTGCCTTAAATCATGACCTGGGTAAATTAGGTGATGAAGAACATGACTCATATATTCCTCAAACTGATAAATGGAGACAAGAGAAATTAGGTGAAGATTATATGTTTAATGATAAGTTGCCTTTTGCCTCTGTACCTGATCGTGGTTTATATCTACTTCAGGCTCATGATATTAAATATACGTTTAATGAAATGATTACTATTCAAACTCATGATGGTTTATATGATGAGGCAAATAAAAAATATCTTTTGACTTACATGCCAGAGACTAAACCTAGAACAAGTTTACCTTATATTGTTCATCAAGCCGATTTGATGGCTGCTAGAATTGAGTTTGAAAGAGAATGGTTTCCTAAATTTAACTTGGAAAAGCCAAGTAAATCATTTACCTTGGAGACAAATAAAAAATCAACACCATCATCACCAGCTACTAAAAATAAAGCATTAGGTAGTTTAAAAAGTGAGGGGTTGAAAAATATGTTAAATAATTTATGATAGTTTTAGTAATTATTTTAGGTATAGCGGTCGTGGTCTTAGGATACACGACCTTTAACCTTCTTAGAAAGAATGAAAAACAAGAAGATATTTTAGCTTCTTATTTAACTTACCTTAATAAAATTTCAGATATTATTGATATGTCTGATAAAAAAATTAATGAAATTGATATTAAAGGATCTTTTCAAAGTGATGATGAAATAGGATTTTTCTTTACAAACATTAAAATGATTCAAGATGTTTTGAATCAATTTAGAATTAAAAATTTATGAGTGAAGTAGTAGTTAAGAAAAAGAAGGGAGTACAATACTTTACTCAAGATACTGAGGATGCAATTGTGTTATATAATAACACACCAACATTTGATGAAAAAAATAAAATTTATCATGAGCGTATTCATTATGCCTTCTTTAAATTAACTGAAAATATCATTCATACTTTTAAATTTTATTATACTGAGGTTAATAATATTGAGGACTTACAATTTGAAGTTATCTCATTTTTAATCTCTAAAATGCATTTATTTAATCCAGCTAAAGGAGCTAAAGCATATTCATATTTTGGAACAATTGCTAAGCGTTATTTAATTTTATCTAATCAAAAGAATTATAAAAAAAGAGTTGATACTGCTCCTATAGAAATCTTAGAAGAAGATGAACGTCACTCGTATGAGATGGAAGATACTCAACCTATAGAACGTTTATCATATTTTATAGATAAATTTACTGAGTACTGTACTGATAATATTTATGAGCTTTTTCCTAAAGATGAAGATGCTAAGATTGCAGATGCAATACTTGAAGTGTTTAGAAAAAGAGAAACAATAGATATTTTTAATAAAAAAGCACTTTACATTTACATCCGTGAACAAATAGATGTTAAAACTCCTAAAATTACTAAAATAGCAAACAGGCTTTACGATATTTTTAAAGTAGGATATGTATTTTATTTAGAGCATGGATATACAAAGTTTTGATTTAAATATTTATAATCAAAAGCTTTATGAGTCTAGATCAAATAATATTTAAAAAGAAAAAATTTTCTGATATCTTAGAAGAAATTTATGAAAACCAAAAGAAAAAGGAATCACAAATTTCTGCTTTGATTGGAGAATTAAAACCTCTTATTAATGATATTGGTGATGCTACCTTAGTTGTTCCTTTGATTAAGGAATATATGGAAATTGGAGTTAAAAATGATGAACAATTAATTAAAATGGCTACTATTGTTCAACGTGCTTTACAAGCGCAAGCTCAAACTGGGGCTAATGATTTATCATTTTCTGATGAAGAAAAAGCACAGTTATTTGATTTAGCTAAAAACGTTGGGGAGAAAAAATAATAATGGATGGATTTTCAAATATATTAGGAAGATCCCAACCTCAAGGAAGTAATAAAAAATCCACTGTAGGTTCTACTATTTTTATAGGTAGAGTCAACAATGTTATTTTATCTAACCAAGATGAAGGATGGGAAGAATATGGTGAGTATGCTAGTATAGGTTATGTTAATTTCAATGATCCTACTATTAATAATGCCACAGCCAAAAATATAGCTAGACCTTTATTCTCAAATCAAAAATACTACCCAGTATTAAATGAATTAGTTTATATAATTGGTTTACCTTCAACAGACATTAATAATGATCCTTCACAGTTAACTTTTTATTATTTTCAACCTATTAATATCTGGAATAGTAATCATCATAATGCTATTCCTGATGAGATTTTTACTCAACAAGTTCCTAATTCTCAAAAACAAGATTATCCAACTGTTGGTTTAGGTGCTGTTAGAAGAGTATCTGATGAAAGTACAGAAATTGATTTAGGATTTACTTTCCAAGAAAAACCTAATATTAAAACACTACAACCTTATGAAGGAGATTATATTTTAGAAGGTAGATGGGGTAATAGTATAAGATTTGGCTCAACTGTATCTAATGGAAATCCTATTAACCCTTGGTCTTCAGCAGGTAATAATGGTGATCCCTTAATTATTATAAGAAATGGTCAATATGAAAATGGACAAGAACCTTGGATACCTATTGTTGAAGATATTAATCAAGATTCAGGTTCAATTTATTTAACTAGTACTCAAAAAACAAATTTATCTCCTGCTTCTCAAAAATATGATAGTTACATTACTCAACCTCAAGGAATTAATCAATATACTAATCCACAAATTATTATAAATTCTGGAAGATTAGTTTTTAATTCTTCACAAGACCATATTTTATTATCTTCTAAAAAATCAATAGGTTTAAATGCTGTTGAAAGTGTAAATATTGATACAAACCAAACTATAATTAAATCAGATAAAGTTTTACTAGGTGGAAAAAATGCTACAGAATCAGTTTTAAAAGGAGACCAAACTATCAGTATACTTTCAGATTTAATAACTGAATTAATAAATTTAACTACTGCTTTAGTTACAGTAACTCCACAAGGAGGACCAGCTGTTAGTTCAGCTGCTTCTCAATTATTACCTAAATTAACTAACATTTTAGTTGATTTACAAACAAAAACTAAATCTAATATAAGTAAAACTTTATAATGGCTGGAATTGATATTAAAACAATACAAGGTGCTATACCTGATTCTTTAAAGGAAAAAGGACTAGGAAAAATAAACCAGCTTATAACAAAACAATCAATTAAAATAACTAATGAGTTACAACCTCAATTAGATAAAATAAAAAATCAAATCCCAGAACAATCTGATCTTTGTCTATCAGATGTTCAACTTAAAAAAATATTAGAAGTAAGAAATAATATTGTTGATAAATTAAATCAAATCCAAAAAATATTAGATATTTCTTTTGTTTCAATAGGGATAACGTCTGGTATATTAGGAGCTTTAATTGAAACAGCAAGTATATTAAGAACAGCTAAAACCGCTATTAGTATAGGTGCTTCAGCAGCCCCTGTAATACCAGGAGCTGTTGTTAGTACTATTAATAGTTTAAATGATTTATTAGATTTTTTAAGGTTTGACCAATATGGTAACTCAAAATTAAATCCAAT